GAGCATAACCTTGCCATGGTTAGGGTCGCGAGTTCGAGCCTCGTTTCCCGCTCCAAATCAAGTGTTGTGGGTACACTTTAAACGCCACTTGGAATGCGGGAATAGCTCAGTTGGTAGAGCATAACCTTGCCATGGTTAGGGTCGCGAGTTCGAACCTCGTTTCCCGCTCCAAATGAAGGGAAGAATAGCTTAAGGCTGTTCTTTTTTTTGCCCCCTAAGATCTCGTTTTAGTTCTTACACGAGATTAGTCAGAAACAGTTAATCCATATCATCATCTAAAGTAGCTTTCTTAAGTTTTGTATTCTGAAGCACTACAGGAGCAATTCCCATCATGTTAAATGAGGCTTCATGTCTTTTAAGGATATTTGTTGTAGGTATGATTACATCACCATGATGGATACATTCAAGCGTATCTAGATCTTTAAAAGTCATATACATTGAATTGTCTTTAAGCTTTACCTTTGATTTCTCAGGAGCAGTCTTATTCCACCCCTAAGATCTCGTTTTTGTTCTTACACGAGATTAGTCATAAACAGTTAATCCCATCTCATCATCTAAAGTAGCTTTCTTAAGTTTTGTATTCTGAAGTACGACAGGATCAATTCCCATCATATTAAATAAGGCTTCATGTCTTTTCAGAATATTAGTAGTAGGTATGATTACATCACCATGACTAATGCATTCAAGTGTATCGAGATCTTTAAAGGTCATATACATTGAATTGTCTTTAAGCTTTACCTTTGATTTCTCAGGAGCAGTCTTATTCCACTCTAAGGATTTTAGTTTTAAGCTGTTAAGAAACTCAGAAGATAACAGACCAATAAACAGCTTGGCATTGAAGGTATGTTCAGTAGAGACATTTAAGGTATCAGCATCAACATGGTTCTTGAAATATCTGTACATGACTTCAAATTCATTTCTCTGACGATATCTTAAGAATATTTCCTCATACTCAAACTCTTGTGAGAATGCGTAATGAACAAACTCTCGGCTCAGTAAATTTCTTACTTAAAAAGTAACATATTATTTTACTTGTTCTTAAAGTAATAATATGTACTGAAAGATAACAGAAGCAATACAAAGATAGATGCAACAATTCAATCTGCGCATTCTGTTATGGTATTAGATTCTTTATATTCAATTATTGAATATCTGACACATACATATAAGACTGGAAGAAGAAGAATAGCTAAAACATCTAAATCAAAGAATATCTGAAATGCTTTTTAGCTTTGGTTTTAAAATCATCATCAGGAAGGATCTCTTTAACGAGTTGCTCGATAGCCTTGTTTGTCTCACTGTTTAAATGATCAAAGTTATCTCTGATGTAATTACTAATATCACTTTCTGTAAGTGGAGCTTCATTCTTACTAATTTTATATATCGAGGAAAGCTCTTTAGTAGCTATAGCTGTAAGAATATTTCTATAGCTTTGAGAATAAATGTATCCTCTTAAACGAGTTCTTTGTTCTGATAGTTTCATTTGTTTCTTCCAGAAGCAATCTCTTCAATTCGCTTTTCCATGAAGTCAGATAAAGAATTATCGATATTCTTATTAACTTGTGCACTCTTAATGTCAATAAAATCTTTTAAAGAGTCTATTGAGTGCCTATTTGCATAGTTACGAATTGAATCGCCTTGCATCCTGAACAAAATTAACTAGCAGATTCTTATACCACTTTTAATTTTAATTCTATTGTGACTTATGTTTCTGATTACAATAATTTTATTCTTCTGATAGGAAGGATTAATATATTGAGATATAGAAACATCCAAACCTACTGAACATAGACTATTTCTATTTACAATAATTCCATTGATGAAACTTGGTAGCTTGATGGTCTCGGCGGAGTGACCTCTAACAAAATCATTTGGTTCTAAAACATATCCATCTGTAATATCAATTGTTTTAAATTGATTTTCAATGAACTGTTCGTTATTGTCTAAAGTCAAATCTAATGTTTCATCTTGACTACATTCCCAATGGTCAACAGTTGATCCTAGAGTCAGGTCTATGCTGCCGGGTTGAATGTTATTTGGATCCAGAGGTGTTATTGACAGTTGCTTTTTTTCGATTAGATCAAATATTTCTTTATCATTTAAACTAGACATGACACACTCTTTTCACTATCACGTTTTTACCTTCAAGAATTGTATTGACGTTAATATACAATACACTTATTGAAATAACTAATGTCTAAGGATAACATCTTTGCCTTTATATCTTTATATATTAATACGTGAGTCTATTTTTATAGACAGTTGTCTAAATTTATCTGATTAATTGCTTTCTTACTATTGCACTATCTTTTCTTTTCAGATTTTAATTTATTGATAGCAGTATATTAAGACTTGAATAATATTTCTATGTGAAGTTTAGCCGTTCTGGTAATTTTACATATGTAAAAGCCATACAGCCGCCATACGTTATAGCATTTATATGCTACTAGCTCTGCTACTAACTCTGCTAGTATCACCGATTTTTAACGATTATTTTATTGAAAATTAAGAAAAAATAGAAAGGATAATTAGCTGATATTAGATATAAAAAAAGCACCTAAAAGGTGCTATGGCGGTGAGAACGACCACCATTTTTGGATATTTATTTATTGATTTATAAAATAATATAGCCTGTTAGACGGTTTGTATGGCGTTTGTATGGCGGTGGATCCCACGTGATTCAGCACACTCATTTTTCTCTATTATCACACATTTAAGGCAGTATCTCTACTGCCTTAAACTCACTTCTTTAAGATCGTATCTACAATAAAACGACTTGTATTCTTACCAGCTTGTTTTGCAAGTTCCTTGATTTGTTCCATTTCACTGTGAGTACAACCAATTACGATACGACCATCCTTTTTAAGCTCATCTGCTTTATATGGTCCGGTAGTTCCTGCAGGACGTCCTGCACCTGATCGCTTACCGCCCCATGACTTTTCTTTATTATCCATTAGAAGAACTTCTCCATAATAGTTTCAATCAGTTGAATAATTTGCAACAGTAGTATTAAAGCCATCATGATCTCTAAACGATTAAAACTTTTCATTTGTCAAAACTCCAAATATAACTTAAAATTTTAAGTACCCCTTAGAGCTCCAATCTAAGGGGGAATTTATTAGAAGAAGTGGTTAAAGATAAAATCTAATGTTTGTATGATTAAGCTTAACAGCATTATGATTTCTATCTTTGACCATTTACGTTTGCACGATTGCTTACGTTTCTTTTTCATATGCCCTCCTTATGTTTCTTATTATATATCTTGAATTAAATATGTCAATAAATATATCATAATTATGGAAATATTTTTTAAAATATGTTTGCAAAAATTTGGAAACTTAATATAATATTCTTATCTAAGCACTTATAGAGTAGAGGTGTGGCATGGCATTAAATTCTTTTGGTAAATTTATAAGGAAATATCGAATAGATCATTCTTTGTTACTAAAGAACATGGCTGACATGTTAAATATTGGTTCTGCTTATTTATCAGGAATGGAAACAGGTGCAAAGCCTATACCTTCTGATATGGCGGATAAAATATCTAATGCATACGGCTTTGATGAAAGTACAAAAGCTGACTTGCAACGTTCTATTGATGAATCTCAAACCTTTGTTAAGGTTAAAACAAATAATGATCCTTTAAATCAGCAACTGGTAGCAGCATTTGCAAGAAGTATCGATTCAATGTCCAGTGATGATAAGAAGAAGATTTTGGAGATTGTGAATGGAAATAAATAACCGAAAAGATGGTTTTGAAGTTGCACCTTTATCAATAAAACAAATTCAGATGGCATCTGACGCAACAAGAGAGTTTGCAAAACAGTTAGGCTTTGTAAAAGAAAGTGGCTGTATTGATATTGTTGGTTTAGTTGAGTTAGGAAATCTTGATGTTGCTTGTGGAGATAAAAACTCACAATTAGAGCTATCTGTCGTTCCCGATGAATTGTTGCCTAAAGCTGAAGCCAAAACCTATCCTAATGGCGTTATTGAGATAAGAGAATCTGTTTACAATAGCGCTACTAGTAACGATCCAAGATCTCGTTTTACTCTTGCGCATGAGTTATTTCATGCATTAGCTCACTGTTCTCAAATAACATACTGCAGAAATACTTCTTCTAATACCAAGATTTACTGTAATAGTGAATGGCAAGCTGATACTTTTGCAGGCAATCTGCTATTACCGGATGAGCTGATAGAACGATACAAAGCGCTAGATGAGCAAACACTCTCTTCAATGTTAGGTGTAAGCGTAGCATGTATCAAAGTTAGAAAGAAAAAATATTATTCAAATTAAAAGCTCTAGTTCTGTTGGAGCAAAACTAGAGCCTTATAGGTCAGGTTTAGCTTAGAGCTCACTACCTGGACCGACATTAAGAAGATATCCTAATGTGAACATAGAACACTCGCATTATAAATTTCTTCTTAATGAATTTCAAATGTGGGCTCGCAATAAAAGGACATTTACATGCCTAAATGTTTAAAGAGTTGCGAGATCTCTCAAAATACTCCCAACGAAACTGATTTTGTCTTTTGTCGATTTATTAGACGGAATGGCAAAATCATATACCCTAAGAATGCAAAATTCTTTAAATTCCCAAGACAAAGCAAAGGAGTAAGATATGGCCACTAATACAAATAAATGCTATCGAAAAGGTGCAATAAAGGATCGTACACAAACTTACAATCCTAAAAATTATACCTTTGTAAAGAGAGATGCTGTTTCAGGTCAATTTATGGATGTGAAACAAGATGGTTCACCTTTCAAGGGCGTTGCTAAAGAAATTGACCATAGACGTAAAAGATAAAGCTGTAGCATAAAGCTTATCTACAAAGCCCTCTAACAGAGGGCTTTCTTCATTTATCTAAGCTAAGCACTAACCACAAGTTCACCTTTCTTTGCTTTAGTAGTATTAAACCTCTTTAATCTTTGGCAGCTTACTTCAGGAGCTGTAGCTGACTCATAAAGACGAGCAAGAGGAAGATCTTGGATAGTACATACCAGTGCTGCAAGCTGAGACTGTAGCTTAGTAACCTTTCTGAAAACCTGTAAGACATCTGGCTTAAACATATCATGGAAGTAGATCATGTGATCAATTGCAGTAGCCTCATCCTCAGTGATGGTTAATCTATCATCTGCCTTTGGCTGCCTGTCTGTAGTATCTGTAGATTTATTGAGCGCGATAGCATAGCCTTGCTTAAATGCACGTTGGGCAATATTAACAGCTGCAACTAAAGCCTCATCTGAGATGTTGTACTTCTGGCATAAGTCAGTAAGCTGCTTTACATACCAGCAGCGTTTTTGAGATTCAGCCTCAGCCTCATGATCATCTACATGAGTGTTATTTGCAACATAGGCACCTTGAGCGCGAATTGAAGGTAATACTTCATTACAAATCCACTGTCTGAACTCACGGGCAATCTTAGCACGTGACCTCATCATTACGAAGTAGAGTTGTGGCTCGGTGATCATGGTGAACTCTTTTACTCCGTAGCCTGTGTCAAAGCTGGCTAAGTTTAACTTAGGTAGCTCAAATTCATCTTTAATCTGATTTGCAATAACGGTTGCATTTGTAAGATTTAGGCTTGCACATACATCTGCAAGACAGAATAAGATCACACCATCTTCTGATGTGATAACACGAATGTTTGATTTGTGGAAGTCATAAGTTGAGACTTGATTAGACATAGTAAATGTCTCCTATTGAATAACGTTTTCATTTTGCCTTTTTGAGGGCGGTGAGTGCTGAAAACCTCGTCAATAGTCGAGTGGTATTTATTCAACATATTCATACCACACTCACCATACAGCAGATACACGAAGTCTAATGACTGTGTATTTAAAGAGGTGAGATGACGCTTGTCGCAACATCTGCGCTATTGAATGTCGTGGTTTTCAAGCACGGTAGCTTGTAGCTACATTTATAGTATAGCGCAGATTTTGGGGAAATAGTAATTATTCTTTTACCTCAACTCCAAAAGGTTGCCATTCGCCATCATCATTCATTATTTCAGAAAAATCAAACCACAGTCCTAAATTTCTCCCCTCAATGCAAGGCTCACAAGGATCATCTGCCAAGTCTAAGTCAATTCTGTTAATTACTATCGTATGTGCGAAACGTGGTGCTTTCTTTTCTCTATATTTAAAATAGAGACCTAAAAGCATATTTGGGGTAAAATCTTCTTTTGTAATGCGAGAGTTAAAAGATAAGAATTGATAAAACTCATATAAATCTTTAAAAGGTCTATACTTCTTTTCTAGCTTATCCTCTTTTACCGCATTTAAAGGTAAGAAAAAAGAATAACCCCCATAAAAAGCGGTTGAAAAAAAACAACTAGCTTGATTATCACGGATACGCTCAATCTTTGTTAATTCAATATTGCTCATATCATATAAATCACTAATATGATTACAAAAATACCCTTCATCACCGACCTTAACATCATGTCTATTAGCCCAGGACTTAACATCTTTAATATCAAATTTCATTTTGTACCTCTCAAAATTCTATAAATCACTAACTATTTAAGACATTTAAGATCAAAACAACCAATAAATAGAATCCCAAAAATAGAATATGCAATAATTGGCTTATCATTCATTAAAAGTAGTACGTAACCCCAAAAGTAAGAAGCTATCATCAAGATGAAAGCTACGGCAACATAAGTGATTTTCATTTTGCCACTCCCAATGCTTTGGGATTAGGAACTAAGCAAGCAATCGAGTTCATGCTGTTCAGTATTCTCTGTAGTCTCAATTTATTTAATTTAGACAAAGTCTTAATCTTCATTACTTCTTCTAATAATTCTTGACAATAAAAAAGTGATTCAAACAAGTCGTGCCTCTTTTTGAATGGCAAGATAAGATCAGTCATTTGAGTTCTCGCAACAAAATATAGAGAAACTATCTCGCCATTTTTTAAATCAATAAAACCAAAATCTTGTTCTAGCTCCAATACTATCTGTTTAGGAGTAGTGGCTAAATCTTCTAAAAATCTAGAACACATTCTTTGAAGCAACTTAATTTTTGAATCATATTCAGGATCCTCATTATTGGGAAACTGTAAAAATCCTTTTGTAAAAATGGCACAATGTTTATATTCATCTGGTATGTCATAACCGGTTAACTCTCTCCAAGAAGATTCAGTAAATATAATGTTTTGCTGAGTTTTGTTTGAAATAAATACTTGAATTAAAGAGCTATCTAACTTTAGGCTACCTGGTAAACTAAAGTACTTTCGATAGATTTCTCTTTGACAACAAATGCGTCCGTTTAAAAATGCAGCATCTTTTAAAGCAAAACATATCACGTTGTATAGTCTGACAAAGTTAATTACACTTGCCATTTTCTAAGCTCCAGTACTACCAAATCCGCCATCACCTCGCTCAGTGTCATTAGCAGAATTAAAGTATGAGAAAAACTCATCAATCTTTTTAGCAGCATCAGGATCATTAACAAACTTATTAGCCCAATATAAGAGGTCACATTCTTCAGCTGAGAATTGACGAGGATCTTCGGCGAGGGTGTAATTCAAAGCTTTCTTAAAAGGCTCTATATCATTTGAGTATTTAATGGCTATTAGTGATTTTCCACGTTCCTTTGCCAGCTTATTCAGATAATCAAAATTGATTAAGATACTTGTAAGCTGTTTAACTGTCAGTTCAACCTTGATAAGGTTCTGTGATGTTTCATGTTCCATTGTTTTATTCCTTAGTTGGTTTATCATTTACGATTTATGAAAGCCATTTGTCCAGACAACTTTGTCAGATTGTTTACCCACTTTAGGAGCCTTAGTATCAAAGTAAGTCTCAATCTTGATCTTGCAATCACTTACAGCAACCTGAAGCGCGACATCAGGTTTTAAGCCGTAATCTTTAATGTAAATTGCTCTTGTCTCAGCGCCATACACTCTCAAGATCAAGTCTTTTAAAGCTTGTTTTGCTTTATCATGAGCATCGGCAGGGGACAGCTTATTTACCTTAACTTCATAAAGCACACGCTCTTTAATAAAGTTATCCATCTCAACAGTTAAAAACTTCATACTGGGTCTTACTCTTTAGTAACTAATAAACTGTACTTCTCGATTAGATCATCTCTGTTGTATATACACAACAAGTCCTCAGACAGGCGAACCAAGCGAGAGACATCATCTTTGATAACAGCAACGGTAAACTCCTGCATATCGATATCCTGTTCTTGCCATGCTTTTAGGTCGCCTGATACCTCGTATTCCTCAACAAAACGAGCTATAGCATCATGCAGATTGCACTCTAAGCTATCCAATCCAGGTACTTTAACTTTTAGCAAGGCTCCATGAGGAATAGGAGAGCGTAAGCGAACTTGAAAGAGAGACAGGCAATTATCCTTTTTAATAAAGTGAGCTCCGTCTAAATTCATTGACCAGAACTCGATATGTTTGCCTGCTAAGACGTCAATACCAATCTCAGGATCAGAACCATCAAATTCATCTTCAACGCTCTTAAGCCAAGCTTTAAGCTCACTTACTCTCATAGTTATGCCTTTGCTACAGTTGTCTTGTTTAAAGGATGATTGCCGTTAAGTTCAAAACGCTTTGCAGCATTTAAAAGACCTACACGAAACTTCACACGATCAGTTCTATGCTCATCATCTTTTAAGCTGCTATATTTGTATTTAAGCTCATAAGCTTTTAATAAACGTTTCATTTGAAATACCAAGGTACCTTTATCAACTTTTGTCTTATGGCAAAGCTCATCGACTACAACAAACTCTAGAGCATGGCTATCCATCTCAAAGTTTGATAAGTTTGCATTGATATACTCATCATCAAAGCCCAGAGCGCGAAGTAGCTTGTCGTATGTGCCTACTCTTACACCAAAGACATACTTTGCTTTATCTACATTGACCTTTGCCACAGGAATGGCTTGCTTTGCTGCATCAGCCCCTTTTGTTCCTGTTCTTGGAGAAACCTTTGCAGGTGTCTTAATCTCAGTCTCTGTCTTTTCATCAGCTTTAACCTCTGCTGAGCTTTGGCAGGCTTTCTCAATGCTCTTCTCATCTTTAATCTCAATCACTGGCTTTTTGTCTTCTTTCTTAGTATCTGTAGCCTTACTCTCTACAGTCTCAACGCGCTCTACTGTCTTGGTATCAGATTTAACGTCTTTAACTTCATTTTTGGCTTTAGCTTCCTGAGCTTCAATCACACCTTTTGCAAAAGCCTGGGGTGTATCAGGATTAGCTTTATCAAGCTCTTTGTTGATCTCGTCCATTGTTTTGCTTTCAGATTCATAAGCATCAAGTGCGTTGTATGCCTTTAAGATCTCTTGAGGATTGTCTATATAAGACAGGATCTTTTTTATAACATTTGGAAAAGCACCTTTCTTTAAAGCTACAAATGCTGCTCTAATATCTGTAGGCTTGGCTCCCATAAATAGAGCCTTGTACAAAAGATATGTATTAACAGGCTCATAAGGCTTTAATGTCTTATCAGTAAGTTTGATATCCAACATTGCTAAAGGTTCGTAACTGTTCTTAAACCAAACGCCATATAATTTCTTCATCTTGTTAATCCTTATTTACCCAATAAAAAACACTTGCATAACCGTCTACTAAATTTCCACTGTTATCAGTCATTGGAAAAGCATGTATGCACTGGATATCTTTACTTTCAATCTTATTGTCGTTGATAAACATACATAGCTTCTTTTCAGCACTGTGTATATGTCTGTATGGTGAATATTCTGATTTTGGTTCTTCATCAAAGAAGATCTTGTGAACTAAAACTCTCATATTCTTTATTTAACCTCACTCTGCTTTTGTTTTAAGGTAAAAATAAAATCGTCAATATCAGTACGCACATATTTGCATTTTGAATTTGTCTTACTAGAGATATGTACTGGTTTGGGAAAATCTTTGTACCAAGGATCAAAACTAATGTATTTATTAAGAGAAAGAATTGTAATTCCCAAATAATCAGCTACCTGTGCTTTTGTAAACAACATCGGTTCCATATTTACACTCCTTATCAACGCACTCTCAAAAAGCCTGAGGTTAGGAAGGTGCATAACCCAACCTCAGTAAATCTCAACTAAGGAGATATTTTCATGTTTCTAACTTACTCACCATATTTAAGAGCGGATGAGCGCGCTCTTTCTGCTTGTTTCCGTTGCTACAGAAACTGTTCTAACATTGATGCCACCATGAAGAAAGCTAAGATTATGAACATGCTTACGGTAATGTTTACCATCAGGTCATATAGCTTTTGTTTGAGCTTAGCTTTAGTCATATTGGTTACTCCTCAATGTCTGTTAGTCTTGAGCCTGTCACTAGAGCCCAAAGAATTTGTTTAACAGGGTGTAAATCTCGTCTTCATAGCTGTACAGGTAGATAGTTGCAGCACAGCATCCAATAAAACCAACACCAGCCATAAGGTCGCTTAATACAGCTTTTGTGTCTTTACTTAGTTTCATTTATGAGGCTCTCCTGTTCTTTAGCTCGACAGTTATCAATAAAAGCTTTCTTAAGTCTGTCAGCTTCAGCTAATACAAGTGACCTGTCATTTTCATCGTCAATAAGCTTTATTGCATAATTGCAATAGGAGATAAACTTGCTAGCAAAGCTGATACCTTTAGAATTGAACTGGTAATAGTTGACGCATATTGAGTGAAGAGCCTTGAAAGCCATTGCTGATTTGAGCTGTGGTCCTGTCCTAACCAACCCCCTGCAACATTTAAAGCCTTCTTGCTTGTCGAAGTATTGAGCGTTGAAGTTAACACCTTCAAGTACAGTTTCTTCTTTGTCTTTTAGAAGCTCCCATGCACGGCATGCTGCAAGATCTTCAAGTACACCAATATCAAATGATGCAGGTATATTCTTGATTTGGTTGTAAGCTAACTGATGAACGCTCCACAACCACTGAGGATCAGTTGAGTGAATTACCTTAAGCGCAGCAGCTTTAACAGCCTTAGATACTGATGATCCAGGATCACATGCTCCATCAGCTTTCTTTTCAACAGGATCTTTTACAGGTACATCTTTAACAGGCTCTGTTGCAGTCTTTTTTGCTTCTTTAGCTGTAGCTTTAGGAGTTTTTACAGACTTTACAGGTGTACCTTTGTCTTGATCATGCTTGTCATTGGTATCGTCTGTAGGCTTCTTTGTCTCATGCTCTTTACCAAGATTTAAAACAGCGTCAGTGATCTTGTCCTCAATCTTTTGAGCTGTAACAATCATATTCACAGCATCAAGATAGGCGTTTTGTTTCTCATTAAGCTCTTTATTGATGTCTGTCTTTAGGCTCAAAGAAACTCTGTCAAAAAACTTAGATGCTAATTCTTTTGCGTTTTCAATCTCAGCGTTGAGTTTTCTATACTCGTTTGCTTTTAAAGTAAGAGTTGAGATCTGAATATCTGATACTTCGAGAGATAAATTTAGTGTTGCCATTTCAGAATACCTATAAATTATTAGTTTTAGCTAATCTTTATTAAAGATCTTAGTTAAAACTAACGAAATTGCAACAGGAAAAACTAAAGAATATTTTATAGTATTGAAAAATAAAGGAATTTAATTAAAGGAAAGCTGCTAAAATTTTGATGTGATTTAATAGAATTATTTACAAAACTGATGAATCAGATGCTTTGCGGTAAAGGTAATACAAGCGAATCGAAGTATGAGGATGCTTTGAGTGTTTTAGGTAAAACACCTAATGAAGTAATCTAAAATGTAAAAGCCAGTATCTTAGTACTGGCTTTTGTTATTTTATTGTTGCTCGGTTTTATCTTCTTTATTTTTGCCTGTTTTATTAGCTCTTGGCGCCAAATAAACTTTAGGTAATGTAATAAAAGCTGTTACACCAAAAAAGACTGCTGCTCCAGTTTTGTCCAAATAAAACAGCAAAGCAGCTAACAACATAAATAAAAAGCATAGAAAAGTACAGTATCTAAGAGCTTTGACATCGTAATCATAATCTCTACAAGAGATAAAATCTCTTTTATCAATAATACTTTTTCTAAGCTCATACGTTTGTTGCTGTTCTTTTTCCGCCATTGCCATTATTCTGTTTGGCAATGAAGAATCAACCTCAGAATATTGTTTCATTTCAGAAGGAGATGGAATTGGACCAGATCTAACTTCTTGGTGAGTTCTGATAAGAGCAACCTTTTGAGTTTTAGCTGAATTATCTTTATCTATTTGATTGTTATTAGTTGGCATTAGATAATTCCTTGGCAGCACGTCTTATTCTATTACCTACAGCAATAAAGTGACGTTGATAGCCTAGCTCTTCTTCTTTGTCTAGGTTTTCTTCAATACGATCTAATGAGGCTATATACTTAGCTTTGTTTAAATCAGATTGTCTATTCTTAGTTGTAATAAAGAAGCAACAACGGGCAATGCTTCTTAAAAATAGCATTAAATCCATCTTAGTTACCTCGCTGTTATTTGTGAACGTTTACTTTTGTCAACTATAAAAGATTAAAACTACAATGTCAAAGTTTGTTTACAACCCACCACTTCCCGACTTATCTATGACACGACCGATGATGCGGAAGTTGATCTCATCACCTTTGTGTATAGTTTCATCTGGGTATTGAGGGTTTTCGGAATGAATAATTAGATCGCCATTCATTAACTGTATTAGGCGCTTTACTCTTACTTCATCACCATAGACGATAGCGTAAACATGGTTATTATGTATGGGGCTTGTATCTGCCATATTTACTAAAATTCTATCATCGGGAAAAAGAATTGGCTCCATGCTGTCACCTGAGACAATAAATCTTTTACAATGCTCAGGATTCACACAAATACGCTGAAACCATGATCGGCGATACGTCGCAGGGACACACTCTGTCTGTTCTTCATAGGTAGGTTCACAGCCATTACCTGCAGCACATCTAACACCGTACTCTTTAATCTGCACATAATCATCTGATGGAGTTTCATCATCATCCAATGCAACTACAGGATCACCCTCAGGTTCACCTTTACCGGTGATGAGCCAATTAAGATTTAGATTTAAGGAACGACTTGCCTTGTAAGCTACAGTAGACATCAAATCTTTGGTTTTACCACTTGTCCATCCATTTACAGATGAAGATTTAACGCCACATTCTTCAGCAAGTCTAGATTGATTCTTACCACTCTTTTTTAAACCGTAGTTAATACGATCTGACAGTTGAGAAAAGTCAAACATACCTAACAACCCCACATTTTCTTTAGCTATATCTAATTGTAGGATATATTTTAGTAGTTATGCCTTGAATTTTTATTTAGTTAAAACTAACATAATATAGTGGCAAAATTTTGGATTTATGTAGATGAAAAGACGAAATTTAAAAGATCCGGTATTTACTCAAACTCTTATAGATGAGCTAGGCGGTCCTACAAAAGTAGGAATGATCTGCGGTATTAAAGCTCCTTCTGTATTGGGATGGTTAAAGAAAGGTATACCTCGCGGTTGGATGATGTACTTTAAGACTGAATATCCAAATCTACAGGTTTGGGCAAAAGAGCCTGACTGGAACAAAGAACCTTCTACCTTATCAAAGTAAGGAGAGTTATATGGACACAATTACCTCGTATGTATCAGATGATTTGATGCAGTTGGAATTAGCACCAGCTCCAAAGATTATCTTGGTTGCATTGTCTACTTTTAAGAATGGCTATTATTCAACAATGAATAACCTGGCTCTTAAGGTTAATATGCCCCGTAGAACTATACAACGCTCTTTAAAGACCTTAAAAGAGCGCGGTTACGTATACATTGACGAAACTGACGTTGGCAACATCAAGCTTTTAACTACCAACATCATGAAAGATGCTGAGAAAGTTCGTGTTGAAGCTATGCAGCCTTCTTTGATTAAAAAGATGCAAAAGAAGTCAAAATCCAAGAAAGTTGATCCTGTTGGAAACTCTTTAGAGCCTGTGGAAAACTCTGTTGAGATGGTGACAAATAGTCACATGGGTGCGACAAATTGTCACAGGGGGTGCGACAATTTGTCACACTCCTATAATAAAGATCTAAATATAGATAAAAATAAATATATATATAGATCTGATCTTAATAGTAAGAAGCAAGGGGAAGTTTTTGAAAATCAGGCTCACGAGCTTGAACTTCAGGAACAGACTGTTGATCTAAAGCCACAAAATCAAAAAGTCAGAATCATCAAAAAGAACGTTCGTGGTATTGAGCTCTTTATCACCTATGATGAGCGCGGTGAGATGATCAACAGTGAGTTTGTTGATTATGAACATGCTTTTGACAATATCGATGAAAAGAACAACAAGAACGAGGTTATCACCTCAACTCTAAGACAGACCCTTAGTGATATTTACAAGATGTCTGCATCAGACGTAGAGCAGTTAATCGAGAAGATGCACTCTTACTACGTCAAAGACGGTACATGGAGATATCAAAGAGGAAACCGTAAAGAGATCTCAATATCTCAGCTCTCAAAGTTATGTGTGTACTGGGTTAATAACCTCAGGAAAACACGACAAAGAATTAAGCAGCAAAGTGACTGTGTTTATGAAGAGGCACTTACTGCACAACAAGATTCATGTACGTTGTCACAACCCACATCTTTAGCTAACAATCGTGACAGTGACAGCGTGCATGGATACAAAGACACAGGTAAGGCTCAAATGCAAATGCCTAGTGTGCTTACCAAGGAAATGCTTGCTAACAGCGAGTATATGTCAGCGCTTATAGCTCAATATGGCGCTGATGCAGTCAACAGACAGGTATGGAGAGGTGTTTTTTAATGTACGGTAAAGATTTTGATTATGACAACATTCCACCTGACAGAAGGTTGCCTATACCTCCTGAGGCTATTGAAGAGCCTAGTGAAAGTAACAAGTATGGCTCAATCTTTCTGTGCAGAAAAGAATATCCAAACGAAAAGGTGGGCAAAGCCATTATCTTGGATTTTGAGACTACAGGCTTAGACAGGTTTAATGATGATCCTATCGAGTTAGGCTTTCTCAAAGTTACCTACTCTAAAGACGATGGTAAGATCTTTCAAATCACTGACAAGTATCAAGGATTTAAGCAGCCTAAAAAAGAAATCTCTCCAATGATTACTGATATCACAGGTATTACCAATGAGATGGTTGCAGGTGAAGATTTTAACTATGCAAAGATCTTTAAGCTGTTCTCTGATGTAAATCTTGTGATATCTCACAATGCTGCATTTGACTGTCCGTTCTTTGACAGAATCTTTAAAGACAGTGAACCAATGCGCAAGATACCTTGGGCTTGCTCAATGATTGGTATTGATTGGTTAGGTTATGGTTATAAATCATGTGGCCTTGTAAAAATCATTGCTCATAATCGTTTTATTTACAAAGCTCACAGAGCATTAAACGATGCTATGGCTCTTACTAACATGCTGGTGTTACAGCCACAGCTCTTTATTGATTTAAGACGTTCTGCTGCTAACAAGTTCACAGTACTGGCTGTACCTGAGAGCACACTTAAGAACAATGAGAAAGATCGTGAGACTATCTCAAAAATGGGATTTTTTAAAACACGTGATTCAAACGCTCTTATCAGAGTGATTACTCCAAATGTTAAAGCTAAAGCATTAGAGATCATCACAGGTAATACAAATCTCACATTGAAAGATCTTGTAATCATCCCAAATGTACCTGCAGATAAGGCTTTTAGAATGTACCAGATTGACGGAATTTAGGAGTGCTTATAAGTCGAGCGCGTAAGGAAGGTAAATGCTAACTAAGTACATCATAGAAGCAATACAGGATGGTTACTCATCTGATTATTTAAGTCTTCTGCACAACTACGGTTTATGGGCACGTTATTTTGGTGCTGTAGGATATCACTGTCCAGCAACAGCCCACGAAGACTATATTATTGACGACGAGAGTGCTCTTGTAATTGAAGCTTGTATGTGCTGGTTAAAGCAAACACGACCTCAGGTGTACAAGTTGTTCTCAATGTACTATGTTCGTGGTCTTGATGAGTATGACATCTTGTCAGTACTTAAAGAGCATGACCACAGCATTAGAACACCAAGAGCGCGTTTCAAAGACAGATATGATGCTACTCCATACGATAATGCTATACGCTACCTTACAGGCAGGGCAGTGAGAGATGTAATCATCCTGGGCGAAAAGTTAGTTCTTGCGCATCTTGTACAGGTATACAACCAAGAGCATGAGACACCTCTTAATGTAGATTGCGTTAAGGAGTGTTAATGAGAACCTTTGTATACAACGGTATTGAGTATCGCTCATTGTGTGAGTGCTGCAGTGCTCTTAATCTTTCGTATCAGAAAGTCAGACGCTTATGCAGACATTACAGACGCGCTCAAAAAGATCCTACTCTTGCGATACGTTGGGCATTAGGTATAGAGCACTTATCTCATCTTGAACCTAAAACTATTGCTTACTCGCAAGATCAAGAAAGAGCTAATTTTAGACAAATGAAGTTTAAAGAGAAGATGTTGCATAGCTTTATAAATGTGTAAGTTTTCATAGTTCTCAACAGGAAAGTGTTTCTGCAAAACAACAGAGTGATATAGAAAAGATCAACTTTAAGTAATTTTGACCTTTCACCAAAATCTGCGCTATACTATAGATGTAGCTACAAGCTACCGTGCCTCAAAAACACGACAATAACTAGCGCTGACTTGGCGACACACGTCAATCTCACCATATTTAATACACAGTCATTAGACTTCGTGTATCTGCTGCATGGTGGTGTGGTGTGAATATATTGAATAAGCACCGCTCGACTAGTTACGAGTTTTTGAGCACCACCGACCCACTCAAAATGGGTTAATTCAAAAATATATAACTAGGAGACATTATCATGTCTAACTCAAATCTAACTTCTTACAACTTCCATAACTCAGACATCCGTGTTGAACAGAACGATAAAGGTGAAGTGCTTTTTTGCCTGGCTGATGTATGTGCAAGTTTAAATCTTACCAATGCTACAGTTATTGCAAATCAAGTTAAAGACGAATTTGGCATCCCTAAGTTAAACTTAGGTGTGGTCACCCGCCCTGACGGCTCAAGAATTGAAGTTAACTTCATCACTGAGCCACAGCTCTACTTCGTAATGATGAGGTCACGCGCTAAGGTTGCTCGTGAGTTCAGACAATGGATTTGTAATGAAGTGCTTCCAGAAATTAGAAAACGTGGTGCCTATGTTGGTAACGAAATTAAAAATGAAGTTGCAGACAAGGAAGCTAAAAACTACGATTGGTACATTGGACAGTTAGCCGAGCTCTTTGAAAAGAACAAGGTAAGTAAAGAGGTATTGGTATCAACTATCAATATTGCTCAGCGAGTTTTTAAAACTGGATATGTTGTAGCTCTAAAGAACACAGCTGACAATCATGATAAGCCAAAAGCTGATGAGAAAGTAACTCTTACAGAAGATGAGATTACTGCAATTGATCACATGGTTTACTACCATGACAAGTTTAGACCTGACACATTAAAGGCTTACAAGAAGATTGCAGAAATTCAGGCACAGGCTACAAAGCTCTTGCTTACTATTCAGGATATACCATCAGCTCAACTTTATGAATCAGCTACAGCACCTGATATCAGTGCTCAAAGATTAAAGAGGTTTAATACTACTAAAGCAAAGAAAGGTGAACTTGTGGTTAGTGCTTAGAGATGTTAGACATATTGTCAAAGTCTACAAAAGCCAGATAGGGTAAGATTTAGTTAACTAGTTCACATTTTTTTTATATTTTTGCCCTAAATCATAGCAAACAAGTAAAAATATCAAACTTTAATTTATTAAAATTCAATAAGTTAGTAATTTTATATAAAACGGATCGTTAACGGATCGTTTTTATGAAATACACTTGTAAACAATACAGTGGATTAGTGTGATTACAAGGTAAAAGCACTGATTTAATGTATTACATACGAGATAATTTAGTGTGAAAAACCTGCCTTTTGGCAGGTTTTTTCGTATATGGAGAAAGGCAAATGTTGGATGATATATTGCAGTTGCCTTATTTCCATTTTATTCTTGCAGGAATTACAGGCGCACTAATAGCCTTCCTTCGTTCTACTCTACAGCAATATCCTCCTACAACCAAAGAGCGCGTATTAGATGCCATCTTATGTGGTGCTGGTACATTGTCTATTACATGGCTTGCATGGAGGTTTGGCACCGAGAAGTTTAACTATAAAGATGCAATAGCGTATGCAATTCCACTTGGTTTCTTAGGCTCAGGTCATATTTTTGAGCTTATCTCTAAGAAATACCTTAAAGGAGCAACAAAATGAGAAACAACTTGTTGCACTTTGGAGCTTATGCTTTTGAATTTGGTTTTGCTTTAATAGCAGCTATTGCTGGCGTACCAATGGTATATGCAATCATAAGTGTGATCTGCTTTATCTGCATTTGTCTTTGGAGACGGTAATGAAAGCATGCCCTTTAGAGACAGTTGAACAACAGAGAGTGGTTGCATGGGCAGATCATCAAAAGATAGGAAATGACACTATTGGTCAATTCTTATTTGCTATCCCGAATGGTGGTTCAAGACGTAAAACTACAGCAAAGTTTTCTCAAGAAGCCTATCGCATGAAACGTGAAGGCGTAAGAGCAGGAGTTCCTGATCTTATGTTTGCAGTTCCCAAGCAGGGGTATGCAGGGCTCTTTATTGAGATGAAGAGAGCAATTAAAAGTATGTCTCATGTATCTGATGAACAAAAAGTATGGCATGAGCGTTTAGCAAGAATTGGTTATAAGGTTGTCATCGCTTATGGCGCTGACGAAGCTATTCAATCTATATGTGAGTATCTAGGCTATGAGTATGCAAGCAAGTGATAATTGTAAGAATTTAATCAAGAGCTTTGAGACTTACTCAGAAAAGGCTTATAAAGCTACAGATAATGAGAAGCACTACACCATCGGTTATGGGCATTATGGCTCGGATGTAAAAGCAAGTGATAAGTGGTCACTTGCCAAAGCAGAGGCTGTATTCTCTCAAGATCTAAATAAGTTTGGAAAACAGCTAGTTGCTTCATTAAATGCTGATGAGATTGAAGTTAATCAGAATCAGTTTGATGCGCTTTTAAGCTTTACTTACAACTGTGGCATTACTCGATTAACTAATTCAAGCTTATGGAAGTCGTTAAAGAGTGGTGTTCCTAACTCTGATTTGTTTTTACAATACAAATCACAAGGTGGTAAGTATTTAGCAGGTCTCTTACGCAGACGAGTTGCTGAAATTTACTTGTTTGAAGGAGCGGATTGGCATGAAGGTAATGATCTTGTGCTTGAGTATGTTCGCATCAGACGAGCTAACAATATCATGTTAAAAAACACCAGACAGCAGACTATCGATGCTCAGGTTTATCTAAAAGTTGATCATTTAGATGGATTGATGAGCTTTGTAGCTAAACATGAGTAATGAATTGAAGAATTGCACTCTCTACATTTTTATTTTTAGTTATTCCTAATTTTGGGCATTATTCAAAGAAAGAGTTTTATGCGTAAGTTACAAGCTATCTTGTATTGCTTGCTGTTCTAATTGGCTAAATGGCTTACATCGTTTATGGATCTTAAATTACTTTTAATTGTAGCTACCATGTCAGCTGTCATTGGATCCTGCTTTGGTATCACTATTACAGCTAAGTATTACAGAGCCGAAATTGCTAAAATGCAGACTGAAGCTATAAAAGCAGATCAAGAAGCTACAGTTAAGCAGCTTAATATAGAACATGAATGGCAAGCTAAGCAGGAACAGGCTGACAAAGAGGCTACAGATGAGATTAACAAGATTAAAGACAAGTATAATGCTGCTATGTCTAAGTTGCATGCTAACAGCTTGCGCTCAGACAGTGGCAGTTCCGGTGAAGCAGCATTGTCCACAAATACCAGCTCTGCCAGAGAAACTAAAACAACCTGTGAATGTGGACAGCTTAGACAGGACAGAAGAACTCTTGCAGAGTATGCACTTAAGCTCTCAGCTAAGTGTGATGAGATTGCAGTTGAACGTAATGAGTTAAGTAAGAAATATAACGCGTTGCAATAAAGCCTTCATATGCTGTCACATACAAAGGCTTTTAATTAAATGCTCTTTTTATTACCGTGCCAATCCTTTGAAGGTATTGGCGCTTGTCTTGGTTGTTTATCTTCAGACATTAAATAGAACCTCCTAATAAAATAAAAAGAATAAAAGACAACAAACCAAAAACTATTGATGCGCTGATGAGATATACAGAGTACTTTAAGCAGTTAGCTCTTTTATCAATTACTGATGTTTGAATGAACTTAATCATCTCTTGATAATCTTCAATGCAGAAATGTCTTAATTCAAGATCACGCTCAGGTGTGACCTTACCTTTTTTGTAGATATTGGCAACATACATCTCTTTGTTCCAATTAAAGCTTGTTTCATATCGAGCTAATACATAAAGACATATAAACAGAGCAACTACAGCTGATAATGCTGATAGTGTTCCTAAGATTATTGATGAGATGTGAAGCTGTGGCAGATACTTACAAAGAGCTAGTAATGCAGTGAGTATCAATGATGATAGCCACATGAATGTCTTACCTTTAGACATTTGCTGCTCTCCAATATCACGTTGTAAATAGTAGTAATAATTCTCTAAGTAATGCTGTAGCTCAGTCATTGTGTTCAAGGATGTGTTGTATGTTGTGGTTTGTAGCATTGGTTCTACTCCTCGTTATTTATCCTGTGTTTATTGATTAGATTATAGTTCATATGCCAAGTTCTTTTGCTCGTCCATGTCAATATGCTGGATGCCATAAGTATGCTGTTCAAGGTTCATGCTATTGCGCTGAACATAAAAGAACCATGAACTATGATGGGCGCTCAAGACATAAGTTAGGTTACACCAACACATGGCTTAAAGCTCGCAAGGCTTTTCTAATTGCTCATCCTCTTTGTGTTGAGTGCGCTAAGCTTGGTAAGGCTACACCTGCAACAGAGGTAGACCATATCATTCCTCACAAGGGAAACAAGACACTCTTTTGGGATGAAAAGAACTGGCAACCTCTTTGTAAATCATGTCATTCAAAGAAAACATTTACTGAAACTCTTGGTAAGCGATTGCAAGCCCCCGAGGGGGAGTCAAAAAGTTGAACATGATGCTTTAGAAACGCCCCGTAAGTTCTTTACACGCGCGTGCAAAATGGAAACTTTTTTTAGGCAGTCGCCACGAAAAATCGCTATCAAAATCAAAAACGGTTATAAAAAAATCATGGCTCGACCTAGAAAACCTACAGCAATTAAGAAGTTGCAGGGAACTCTACAGCCATGTAGAACAAACTTTAATGAGCCTGTTCCTAAGAAGGCTTTAAACACAGTTGAACCTCCTGACTTTTTATCCAAAACTGCACGCGACTTGTGGGTGTTTGCTTTAGCTCAAGCACCTGACGAGTTGCTTACAACACTAGATTTTTCAGTGTTCGCATGCTGGGCAGACACAATGGCAAAGATTATTGAGTGTCAAGAGATCTTAAATCGGGAAGGTCCCACTGTTATTGATGAAAACTTAGGCGTTTCAAAACCTCATCCTATGCTCAAAATGCAGAATGATCTTAAATGTATCTTGAAAGGTTATTTAACCGAGCTTGGTTTTACTCCAGCATCACGCTCTAAAGTGAGCGTTCATACTAAAACAGAGAATAAGAACCCATTTGCTGACTTGTAATTATGCGTAACTACATTAAGATTGCTAATAAGTACATTGAAGATGTGCTCAGCAATAAGATACCTACCTGTAGATACGTAAAACAAGCCTGTCAAAGACAAGTAAAAGATTTAAAGAAAAAGTCATGGACTTATCACTTTGATATAACCTTAGCTTGCAGAGTATGCAAGTTCATTGAGGCGCTTACTCATGTTAAAGGTCCTAAAGCTGGTGAGAACATTAAACTTGAACCATGGCAGATCTTCATATTAACGACTGTGTTCGGTTGGGTAGATAAAAACAATCACCGTCGTTTTCAGCAAGTTTATATCGAAGTGCCCCGTGGTAATGGTAAATCAGCATTGTCATCAGGTGTTGGCTTATACATGCTATGTGCTGACAATGAGAAAGGTGCTGATGTTTACTCATTTGCTACCACACGAGATCAGGCAAAGATTGTGTTCGGTGATGCTCAGGCTATGGCCAGAGCTAATCAGCCATTAAAAGATTGCTTTGGCTTAAGTGTTTTATCCAAATCCATGGTAGTGCCTGGCACAAACTCAAAGTTTGAGGCTAAATCAGCTGATGGTACTACCCTTGATGGTTTAAATACTCACTGTGGCATTATTGATGAGTTACATGCTCACAGAACACGTGAAGTCTACGATGTTGTAAAGACATCTATCGGTAAGCGCTCACAGCCTATACTATGGTGCATTACTACAGCCGGTTTTAATTTAACCGGTATCTGTATGGAAGTGCGCCGTTTCGTATGCAAGATCTTAGATGGCAGCGCAACTGAAGAATCTCAGTTTGGAATTATCTACACCATAGATGAAGGTGATGATTGGAAGACAGAAGAAGCTTTAATCAAAGCTAATCCAAACTGGAATATCTCAGTACAGCCTAAAGCTGTATTAGCTAACCTCTCAATGGCTCTGTCTGATCCTGCTGCTGAGAACAACTACAAGACAAAGCATTTATGTGTCTGGTGTAATGCTGACAGCGCCTTCTTTCAGATGTCTAAGTGGCGTAAATGCTATCGTCCTGAAATGACACTAGAGGATTTTGAAGGTGAGTATTGCATCTACGGTTTAGATCTTGCAGCTAAAACAGACATCACTGCCCTCGTAAGGTTGTTCTTTAGAACCGAAGACGATGGCAAAGTTCATTACTATGTCTTCCCAGAGTTCTGGCTTCCTGATGATAAGATTCAAAGCTCAGCAAACTCTCAATACAAGTCATGGGCAAAACAAGATCTTATTCATACTACAGATGGTGCGATTAACGATCTTGAATCAATTCAAAATTATATAGCTCAAGACAGCCAACGCTTTGATACTTTGGCTATAGCATTCGACCCATGGCAAGCCTATCAGTTAGCTTCTAATCTGATGAATGACGGTATCCAGATGGTTGAGCTAAAACCTACTGTAGCTAACTTCTCAGAGCCAATGAAAGAAGTACAGGCGCTTTGCTATCAGAAACGACTGCATACAGATGGTAACCCTGTACTTGAATGGATGGCATCTAACCTTGTGGCTCACATGGATGCTAAAGATAACGTTTACCCTCGAAAAGAAACACCTGATAACAAGATTGATGGCATGGTTGCTCTAATCATGGCTATGAAGCAGGCTTTACTTCTTGATGTTGAGAATGGTTACTCTGATGGGCACACATTTACCGATGAGCCTTTAATTTTTTAGGAACAACAAATGAATTTTTTTAAATGGATTAGAAATTCGTTTACACCAACAGCTGACAAAAGAGGTTGGCAAAACAACGCTCCTATGGTTGCTGCTGTTCCTACAGCAAGTAAGCCAACACCTGAGCAAGCATTACAGGTATCTACAGTGTATGCCTGTATTGACTTGCTCGCTCGTACCATGGCATCGCTTCCATGTGATGTATATCTAATCAATCAGGACGGCTCACGCTCTCGTGATACAAAATGTAATCTGCATGAGATTTTATCAGTATCTCCAAACTACGACATGACACCGTTTGAAGTTATTCAAACCTTAACTTTAAACTGGGCCTTAAGAGGTAACGCTTATGCTTTAATCTCTCGTAAAACAGATAAGACAGTCAAAGCTATTTATCCTTTAAACTCTGATCAAATGCAGGTGTTCATGGATGATAATGGTGATTTGACTTACAGATACTACAACAAGCGTGATCAGTATGTAGATTACAAATCAAGAGACATCCTACATTGGAAATGCATGGGCAACGGCATTATGGGCTTGTCTAAGCTTGACTACATGCTAGCCTCTGTAGATGAATCGATTAAGGCTCAATCAACTGCTATCGATGTCTTTGAAACCAAAGGTAAGATAAGAGGTATTTTGACAGCTGAGGCTAATTTAAATCCAAAGCAGAAAGAAGATATTGCCAAATCATTTAACGAAGCCAGAGAGCGCGATGGTAATCCTGTACTGCCAGCTAATATCAAGTTTCAATCTTTGTCATTGTCACCAGCTGAGCAGCAGTTGTTACAAATCAGAGAGTTTACTGTAGAGGAAATTTGCCGTTGGTATGGAGTTCCTTCTGCCCTTATAAATTCTGATGGTGGCGCACCTGGTTCTAACCTTGAACAGGTTACAGCTAACTTTTATAAATCAACTATATTGCCGATGTGCATCTCTCTAGAGCAGTCAATCATGAAAAGATTGCCTTGTATCTCTGAGAAAGTAAATCATCAGGTGTCATTCAGATTGTCATTCTTAAATAGAGCGAACGATCAAGTACGCTCACAGGTTAATGCACAGGCAGTACAAAACGGATGGAAGACAAGAAATGAAGTGCGTATTGAAGAAGGTTTAGCACCTGTTAAGAATGGTGACATCCTCACAGCACAGAACAACTTACAGCCTTTATCTATGTTAGGTACGGCAAATTCTACACAGACACCGCAAACACCAATATCAACACGACCAATTCAACAATAGAGAGTTTAAAGCAATGAATATTGAAGAGTTAAAAGAGCTACAGCTTACTCATTCCGAGCTGAAAGCTCTCGATGATCAGGAACAGTCAGGAGTGATTGAAGGCTATGCATCAGTTTTTGGCTCTATTGATTCATCCGGTGACACCATCCTTCCTACAGCATATAACAAAGTGTTGGGAACTTTGCCGAAGATGTTCTTTAATCATGACACATTTGGCGTGCCTATCGGTAAATGGACAGAGATGTCTGTAGATGAGAAAGGCTTAAAGGTAAAAGGACAGTTAAACCTTGAACTTGAAGACGCTAGAAAAGTGTACAGCGCTGTTAAGTTCGGTTCATTAAATGGCCTGTCTGTACATTTAATGTTCACAGATAAAGACGTTGACTGGGATGATGATAACGACATCAGAATTATTAAATCTGTAGCTCGTTTACCCGAGATTTCAATCGTTGGTATTCCATGCGAGCAGAAAGCGCAGATCATCGCCTGTAAGAATTTTGAGAGTATCAACTCTGTAAGAGATTTTGAGAAAGCACTAAGGGATTTAGGAGCTTCACAAAAAGAAAGTTTGACCTTAGTAAGTCAAGCTAAAAAGCTATTTGCAACTCAGAGAGATTCTGACGAGAAACAGCTAAACCTAAAAGATATTTCTGCAAGATTAAGCAGATTAACCAAAATTATGGAGACAGAATAATGTCAGATGCAGTAAATGAGATTTCTAAGTCCCTCGACAGCTTAGAAGAGTCAATCAAGAATGTCCAGGAAGAGCAGAAAAACGGTAAAGTATCTTTAAAAGCTTTTGAGGATAAGGTTAAAGAGTTAGGTGATAAGCAGTTAGAACTGTCTAAGTCCTTAGCTGATGTAACTCAGGCTTTAGATAAGAATACTAAGGCACTAAACGCAACTAATGAAGTAAAAAGCTTAGGTCAGAAAGTAGCAGCTCATGAAGCAATTAAGAATTATCAGGGAGGCACTGCTACTTTTAAGATCTCAACCAAGGCAGATACTATCAATAAGTCACCTGCAGCAAACTCAATTACACGTAATACCATTACACCTGCTTATCAGGCAGGTATGGTTACAATGCCTGATCAGCCATTACAGATTGAGCAGTTAATTCCTCACATTCCTGTATCTGTAGATGCAATTGAATATACTAAGGAAGGCTCTGTAACTGATGGTTCTAAGATCGTAGCTGAAGGCGAGAAGTTAGGCGAAACTACTGTAACTAACCCTACTTTACATACTGCTAATTGTGTAAATATTGGTGCATATACCGTAGTAACTCATCAGTTACTTACCAATGAATCCGCTTTAGCTGCATTCATTGAAACTAAGATGCAGTATAAGTTAAAACTTAACATTGAGAATCAGCTTGTCAATGGTAACGGTACCTCAACTCAGTTAGGTGGCCTGCTACATGAAGGTAACTTTACCGATAAGACTACAGCTGTACAGGGTAAATTACCTAAGTCAGGTGCAACCTTACTTGATTTTGCTCTGCTCTTAAAAACTGAGTTTGAAAAACAGTACATTGTGCCAGAGCGCTTACTGTTAAACCCAGACGATTGGACACAGTTAGCTCTATTAAAGGATGCTAATGGTCATTACATTTTAGGCGGTCCTCAGCTTCTAGCTACTAAGAACCTATGGGGCTTACCTGTAATGACTACTCCATTTGTAGCAGCAGGAAAGTACATCTTAGGTAACTTCACCTTAGGTGCAACTATCTACGACCGTGAAGCATTAGATTTCAGAATTTCCGATTCTGATGGTGAAAACTTCAAGTCAATGCTTTACACCTTCCGTGTAAATCGCCGTTTAGGCTTTGCTGTAGAGAATCCATTAGCAATCTTTGCTGGTGACTGGAGCTTACCCAGTTAACTCTCAGTCAGTAAAAACACAAGCTGTTAAAACCAAATAACACTTACTTGTAGTTACTTAGCCCTCTTAATTGAGGGCTTTTTTATAGGATTTCTAAAAATGTCTTTTCAGCTTTCAACTCCAATAGCTCCTGTTTCCTTAGATGAAATTAAAGCGCATCTGAGAATTGATGATGATTTTGAAGATCAGCTGTTAGAGCACTACATCTTAGTAGCAACTCAACAGGCTGAGCACATCATGCAACGAGAAGTTATTTTTAGAAATGACAAGAACGCATTAGCTAAAACAGTTGAAGAAGTACCACCTACAGTAAAGAGTTTTATTTTTTGCTATGTAGGTGATCTTTACTCTCACAGAGAGTTATCAGACGAAACAGGTTTAGTCGTCTTTTGGAAACATCTTTTAGATCCTTTCATTATTTACGATGACGGGGATGAATAATGAGCGTATCAGAGCCTTTATCAGGTGAATTAAACAAGCGCATTGAACTCTTCTCAAGAGTAGACATTCCCTCTAAAGAGTTAGCTGCAGTTTCTCAGGATACAACCATTTGTAAAGTATGGGCAAAGATTGAGCCTACAGGTTCAGCTTACTGGTTAGGTTCTCAGACAGAACAAAAAGCAACTCATCGCTTTTGGATAAGAACCATTAAGGGTAAGACAGAGCCTATAAACATTGAACATGGTGTGTATATACGCTTTAAAGACAGAGCTTATATGCCTGTGCGAGTAACTGACTGTAACGGTCGTGGTCGTTTTACTATGATCGAAGCTCAAGAACTTGGTATAGACAGACTAGAGCAGGGCACACCTTTAGGAGTAATGCTAGATGAGTAGCATCGGTATACCTGTCAGCTTTTCAGTGCAGATACCAAAAGAACTTCAAGCTGATGATTTTGATTCAAAGATCATTAAATCCGCTTTAAGAGATGTTGGTAAAAGCATTCAAAAGACAGCTAAAAAGAAACTTTCTAACCGTAAAGGTGTGATTTATCCACGCTTGCAGTCAGGTAGATTGCGCAAAGCTGTAAAGGTTCATCTGTCTAAACGTAAAGGCAAGTACTGGGTAAGAGTTCAAGTCGATTCATTCAAAGATTTTCCTTTCTGGTATCCAGCACCACTAATGTATGGACGTAAAGATGGAACCTTAAAACCTCGTCATGATGCGGTTGTTGATTCCGGTGATGAGTTAAAAGAAGAAAGTTTAAACGCTGTATCAGATGCTTTAATGAAAGGCTTAAAAGGGTGGGGATAAATGAAGCTAAACACTACTATTGAAGCTATACGTAAGCGTTGCCCTTCATTCAATAACAGGGTATTTGCTTTCACAGGCCCTATGCAGTTCCAAAACTTACGACCTGAGAAGTTACCTGCAGCATATGTCACGATGGTAGGTGAAGTTGCTGAAGTAGAGCAGATGTCAGCTAACTCTTATCTACAAAACATCACTTCTACTGTTGGTGTCTTGATTGTAGTCAATTCACAAGAAGACAGACGAGGACAAAACGCATTTGATAAAGCTGAAGATCTAAAAAACGAGATTTTAAAAGCTCTGCTTTCATGGTCGCCAATACCAGACGACAACATGGCTATTTATTCTTATCAGAAATACAGCGTGCTTAAGGTTGAAGAACCTGTCTTAGCTGTTCAGATTGATTTGCAGTGCACTTATGAAATAAGTCAAGAGAATACAAGACAGCCTGATGAGCTAGAAGAAAATACAGGCAAGTTTAATGAGCTAAATGCGACTGTATCGGACGAGTTTAAAGGCGGTATTGATGTGATTGGTCAGGGCGATAAGCCAGATGGTCAAATTGATGCTCAATTCAAATTTAAAGATTTATGGTAATGGTACTAGGAGAATTAAATGTCTATTTCATTTAATCATATTCCATCAAATATCAGAGTGCCTCTGTTTTATGCAGAGGTCGATAATTCGATGGCAAATACAGCAACTGCTGCTAAAAAGGCGCTGTTAATTGGTCAGAAAACTGATGGCACAGCTATAGACGGTAAACCTACTCTAATCTCGTCACAGTCACAGGCTATGACTAAGTTTGGACGTGGTGCGCCTTTAACCTTAGCTGTTACAGCTTTTAAGGATCAGAATACTTCTACAGAGCTTTGGTGTTTGCCAATGACTGTGATAGGCACTCCAGCAGTTGGAGCTGTAGAGTTAAAAGGTATGGCAACTGAATCAGGTACCATCGCTTTTTACGTAGGTGCAACTAAAGTACCGGTAACAGTTGCTAGCGGTACCTTAGCAGCTAACATAGCTACAGACCTAATCAATGCAATCAATGCTAATAAAGATCTTCCAATAACAGCATCTACATCAACCACAGACACAGAAAATGCTACAGCAATTAAACTGACAGCAAAAACTGTAGGTCTGTATGGTAACGACATTCTGTTAGCCACTAACCGACAGGGTGCTACAGGTGGTGAAGAAAACATTGCAGGCATCTCTCTTGCTATTACAGCAATGAGCGGTGGTACTGGTGAGATTGACTATGCAAAAGCATTTAAAGCCGTCGAAACTGAAACCTTCTGGTTCATCGGTTGCCCTGATTCCTCTTCTACAGCATTAGATGCTTACAAGAAGGAAATGCAGGACTCTACAGGACGTTGGGCTTACTCTCGCATGCAGTTTGGTCATATCTTTACTGCTAAGCGTGGTGATGCTGAGTCATTAGTTACCTTTGGTAAAACAAGAAATGACCAGCATGTAAGCTTATTTGGTATTGAAGAAAACAATCCTAACCTAACCTTAGAAGTTGTAGGCGCTATCTTAGGTCGTGCTGCATCTTACTACACTAATGATCCTGCTCGTCCTTTACAGACAGGACCATTAGAAGGTTTGTTAGCTCCATCTATTGAAGACAGATTTGGCTTTAATGAGCAGAATACTCTGTTATCAAATGGCATTGCTACTTTATATCAGCAGAGTGGCACTGTGATGATTCAAAGAGCTATTACAACCTATCAGTTCAACTCTTTTGGTGACGCTGATAACAGCTATCTTGATTCAACAACTCTGTACACCTTAGCTGAGATTATCTCGCGCTTAAAGACAGCTATTACCTCAAAATATCCACGTCATAAGTTATCTAATGACGGTACAAGATATGGCGCAGGTCAGGCTATTGTTACTCCTTCTGTTATTAAGTCAGAGTTAATCGCTCAGTATCAGAAGATGGAAGAGGAAGGCTTAGTTGAGAATGCTGATTTGTTTGCTAAGTATCTGATTGTAGAGCGCGACACAAACGATGTTAACAGAATTAACGTACTGCTACCTCCTGATCTTGTAAATCAGTTGCGTATTTTTGCGCTGCAAGCTCAGTTCCGTTTACAGTATTCATCTACAGATTAAAAGGAGAATAACATGGCACGTGTATCAGGCGTTTGTTATGTCAAAGTGGATGGTGAGCAACTTGAAATCCAAAGCTCATGTGAATATCCATTGTCAAAAATTAAAAGAGAAGCTATTGAAGGTGTTAATGGTCCTGCCGGCTACAAAGAAACAAGGATCACTCCTTTTTTAAACATCGATTGTATTTTATCCCCTGAGTTTCCAAGGCAAAAACTAGTAGAAAGTGACGATTTAACTATTGTTGCAGAACTAGCTAATGGCACTGTCTACACTCTGACAGGTGCTTATGTTGAAGGCGACATCACAGGCAATGCAATTGATGGTACAACTTCAATTACCTTTAAAGGCAAGGATTGCAACTGGAGCTAAATATAACCGCCTGTAATGGCGGTTTTAGGAGACAAATATGTTATTTAAACTGACAACACCAATTAAGACCCCTAACTCTGACAAAGAAATAACTGAGTTAGAACTTCAAGAACCTACTGTAGAACTTTTAGAGAAACTGAATTATCCATACATCATTGATAATGATGGTAACTTACAGTTTAATGCAAAAAAGGTTTATCAGTGGGCAAAAGAGCTCTCTAATTTACCTCCATCAACCGTCAAGAAGATCTCATTCCACGACATGGAAACCTTTAAGAATGGTTTAGCTGTTTTTTTTCTAGCCTCAAAAGAGCAGGCTGCGGAGATTTGGAGCAGATCAGTAACTGGCTCTTTAACTTAGCTTACTCATGGCATCTTGATCCTTTTCAACTCAAAAAGCGCTCTATAACCGATTTGTTAGAACTTGGTAGACAAACAGAGCGTATTCAAGAACAAATAAAACAAATGCGCAAGGAACGTTAATATGGCTGGCAAGACAGTTAAAAACAAAGTTGTTGTATCTGCACAGGACAAGGCAACACCAGCTCTTTCTAAAATCAAAAAAGAGTTTCGTGTCTTTTCTCGTCAGATTAAAGGACTTGGTAATGAGTTAAAAGGATTAGGTTCAATTACAGCACTACCTATAGCAGGTGCATTTGCATCAGCTGCAGCCATTGTTAAAAACTCTATAGGTTCAATGGTGTCTTATGGTGGTGCTGTAGATGATGCCAGTCGTAATCTGACAATTGCATCTGATGCACTTCAGGCATTCAGATATGCTGCAGATCAATCAGGTTCATCAGCGTCTCAAATGGACAGCGCAATTGCTATGTTAAATAAGAACATGGCAAATGCTGCTAACGGCTCTAACAAGAACTTGGTTGGTTTAATGAACCGTTTAGGCATCTCTATGAGAGATTCTAATGGTAAGTTAAAAGATGCTGCTCAGTTAATGCCAGAGGTGGCAGATGCAATTAAGTCTCAGACAACTGCAACACAGAAAGCTTACATTGCTACTCAGTTCTTTGGTAAGTCAGGTCAAGGCTTAATTAAAACCTTAAATGATGGTTCAGCAGGCTTAGCCGCACAACGTAAAGAAGCTGAAAAGTTTGGTGTCATTATGGGAGAAGAAGATGTAGCAGCTGCTACATTGTTTGGCGACTCTCTGACACGCACCAGGTATGCTACACAAGGCTTGCAGAATGCTATTGGTGGTAAGTTGCTTCCAATACTTCAACCTTTGCTTGATGATTTTAATGATTGGATTGCAAAGAATAGAGAGTGGATTGCAACTACCATTGTTGATGCGATTAAGGATTTTGCTGATTCCTTAAAAGACATTGATCTTAAATCAGTAGTGGCAGGCTTTGTAAAGTTTGTCCAAACCTCAGCCAAAGTATTTAATGCCCTGGGGGGCTTAAAAACTGTAGGAGTGGCTGTAGCTTCACTTTATGGAGTGAAGGTTATTGCGTCTATTATGGGCGTTGGTAAAGCGATGTTGTCATTGATACCGACCATAGTAAGTCTCTCTGCTGCCCTTTGGGCTAATCCTATTGTGTTAATAGTAGGAGCTATTGTTGCAGCTATCGGTGGTTTAATTTATGGCGGTTATCAACTCTACAAGCACTGGGACGAGGTTGTAACTTGGTTTACTGGCGTTTGGCAGAATGTAAAACAGGCTGTAGGTGCTTTCTTTGATTGGTACTTAGGTCTATGGGGCATTTCGGCTGATGACGTTATAGCTGTAGTTAAAAGCGTATATGACGCAGTTAGCTCAGTTTTCAGTAAGCTATGCTCTTTTGTTTCAGCTCAATGGGATGGCTTACTTGCACTGCCTGATAAGCTAAAAGAAGGTTTCAAAGATCTTGTAAGTTACTATGCTGACTTATGGGAACAAATCAAAGATTGCTTCTTTAAGCCATTTGCCTCAGCTATGGAGAAAGTATCATCTTTAAAGGATGGCGCGGTAGGTCTGTGGAATAAAGCTACAGGTTTCTTCTCATCAGATGATGATACAGAACAGTCGCAAACAGCATCTATTCAAATGCCAGAACGCACATCAAGAATACTCAATGAACCTATGAGACAACCATCAGCTTTAGGTCAGACAATTATCCAGGGTGAAAACAAATCAGAGGTTATTGTCAGAATTAAAACAGATGAAAACTCAAAGGCTGAAGTTGAGCATGAGCGTACTACTGGTACTTCTCTTAATACCTCTGTAATGGCTGATACAGGTGTTACACGATGAGCTTGTTAAATGTTAAGACATTAAGAAAAGCCTCTTATGAGGGGATTCAATTTGAAGTTGATTCAGCAACTTTATCTTTTGGTAGAAGAACTGTAACACATGAGTTTCCTCAAAGAGATGCCCCTTACGTTGAAGATCTTGGAAAAGCTACAAGACAGTTTTCTATTCAAGGCTTTATTGTAGGTGATGATTTTATTGATCGCTCAAAAAAGCTGATTGATAAGATTGAATCACAGGTAGGCACTGATAGACGTGCCAATCATGGAAAACTGGTACATCCATGGTTAGGTTCTCTTGATGTCACTCCTATTGATAGTCCTAGCATTACTTATGATAGAGCTAAAAGAATTTGTACTTTTACCCTTACTTTCTTAGAAGCAGGTAATGAAAGCACAAAGAAAACTACATCATGGGCAAATAAGCTTTTAAGTAAGGCAGATGCTTTATATGCAAAAATCTTTGGAGATTGGACCCCTGATAAAATAGCCGGCATTGTTGATGATGTAACCAGTCAAATAAATTCTTGTGCTGCAGTATTATCTTCCTGTCAGTTTGCCCAGATGTTTAATCTTGGTAACGATATTCTAGAAATGGGACATGATATTGCTACTTCTTTGTACAATAAGAAGGAACAGGCAAGATCTAGTCTTCTTGGTGCCTTAGGTTTATCTCAGTATGCTCAATCAACTACTGATTGGAAATTAGCTTCTATCAAGTGTACAGATGCTATTACTTTACCAGTATTAAAGCCAGTTAATGTAGCATCATCAACAGGAACATCTAAAAAACTCTCAGACAAAGAGAGAATAAATGAAGCTGTAGATGAAATTAAAAAGAATTTCAGACTTGTACTTATAGCTAATGCTATGGGTGCTATCAGCATGATTGGTGAAGATAATGATGTTGATACTGACAGTAACAGCAAGAAAACTTTATCAGATGAGCAAATTCTTAAGATTAGAAATAATCTGTTAGATGCCATTGATTCTGAGATGCTAATTCAAGGTACAGATGACAATCAGGATTATCTTGATTTGGTTGACAGTTACGTGGCTGTTTACAAGTATCTAACAGAAATGCTTAACGGTGATTCTGGTATTGAGACTGTAACTCTAAAACAAAGTGAGCCTTCATTTGTTCTAGCTTATGACAAATATGGCGACTCAACTAGAGCTGATGAGATAGCTGAGCGTAATGATGTTATCAACCCTCTCTTTATGCCAGTAGGTAATTTTACCGTATCAAGAAATTAGCTCTTTTCTAATTCTTCACTAAGTTTTTTGAACCTATAATTGGATTAAAAGACAAGTGAGGAATATATGAAAAAGTTATTTTTAGTTATTTTTCTGTTAATTGAAAGTTTTTATATTTCAGGTTGTTCAATATTTGATGAAAACACCAAATTAACTGACAATATTGAAACAAATAAAACAAACACTTCTGTTGCTGATGAATATTTTTTGAAAGCAATGGAAACTTTAAAGAAAAGTGATTGGAAAAGAATAATCAGATCTCAACCTGAGGTGTTTGACATGACCATTGATGGTAAAACAAGAGAGTGTTACTACGAAGGCAAAAACATAATTTGTGAGTAATAAATGAATGAAAATGAAGTTTCTTTAAGAATAGACGGTGATGATTATAAATATTGGAGTTCTGTTAGTATTACTTCAGAATTAAATACAATTAGCCCTGCTTTTTCTGTAGGAATTGTATCCAATTCAATGTATTTGAAAAATAAAATAACATCTGGAAATTCTGTTAAAGTCAAAATTGGAAATGACATAGTCCTCACAGGTTACATTGAACAGACTCCAGTAAGCTATTCAGCAACCTCAGCTAACGTAGGCATTGCAGGTCGCAGTAAGACCTGTGATTTAATCGACTGCACTGTAATGGTCGATGATCCTAATATCTCTTATGAAAAGCCTGATACTTCAAATTCAAACTATGTAAGTTGCCCTCAGAATGCTGCAACAGAGTACAAGAATGTAGCTCTAGAAACTATTATTGCTCAGCTAATCATGCCTTATGGTATTAAGCTTGTTAATGAAACAAAGCCTTTAACTAAGAAGCGTAATTTCTCAGCAAAGCATGAAGACACTGTATTAAAAGCTTTGCAAAATTTAACTTCTACCGAAAACTTGCTTTTTTACGGTAATGAAAAAGGTGATCTTGTAGTTACTGAAAAGGGTAAACTCACAGCTGATGATGCTTTAGTACTTGGTCAGAATATCCTTACAGGTGATGCTAGTTTTGATGCTAGCAAAATTTACAAGTACTACAGAGCTGTAGGACAGGATAAAGGCGCTACAGGTAAAACAGGACATGATGCAAGTAGTCATAATTACATTGCTGTAGATGATAATGTATCCAGAACTCGCCTCTTAACTAAGAAAGTACAGGGCGCAGCAGATACAGCAAAGTGCAAAGTTACAGCTGAAGGAGACAGGGATTATTATTTATCTCAGTTTTTTAAGATTACATATAAAGTTCAAGGCTGGCGACAGTCTACAGGAAAACTTTGGAAGATTAACTCTCTTGTAGATATCAAAGATGACTTCTTAGGTATTGATACTCAACGATCACAAAAGTTTTTAATTACTCGTGTTGTTTTTAATCTAACTGAAAATGAGGGTATGACAACTACTCTTGATGTAATACCTCCTAATGGCTGGAGATTAGAGACTGAGAATGATAAAGAAGATCCTAAAAAGGTCATTATCAAGAAAAACAGTAGCTCCTCAGCTGATTTTTCATGGATTAACAAAAAGCAAAATTTTATGAGTGCATAAATGGCAGCAGATATTGAGCGCGGTACAGTAACCATCTCTAAAAATGATGATGAGTTAAGAGAGCTTCAGGTAGAACATCAGAGCGGTGAAGTTCGTCAAGATGTTGAGCACATGGAGCCTTATGGTTTTTCGTCAGAACCTTATACAGATAAGAAAACAGATGCTATTACATTTTACACAGATGAAAGTCACGAGTTAGGCTTTGTTATGTGTGTGGCAGACAGACGTTTTAGAGTTAAGTCATTAAAAACCGGTGAAGTGGTGATCTATGACGATAAAAAACGTCACGTGTACCTTAAGCAAGACGGCATTGAGATTGACGGTGCTGACTCACCTATCACAGTTAAGACAACTGATAGTGTTAAGGTAACAGCAGGAAAAGAAGTTGTAGTTAATGCAGCACAAGATATTACTTTATCCTCATCAGCTAATATCAATATCAATGCATCAGGAAATGTCAATATTAGTGCGGGTGGTTTAGTTAACATCAATGGTTCAGGAGTTAATATTGGATAATGCCAGCAGTAACTAGAGTAGGTGATAAATGTACAGGGCATGACAATTGCCCCGCAGTAACACTTTCAAGTGGCTCAAGTACAGTAATGGTTAAAGGTAAAGCTTGTGGGCGTATAGGTGATAGCTACCAAGTACACGGTTGCACAGTCCATGTAACACATACTCCTCATATCTCAAGTGGTAATTCTAAAGTATTAGTAAACGGTAAGGCAATTGCTTGTATTGGCGATAGTGTTGATTGTGGTGGAGCTGTAGCAGAAGGAGCCTCTAATATTATCGTAGGTGAAAGTGATTATCTTCAAGATTGTTTGAACATAGGTGCTTTTGCTTGTATGAGAGCTGACTTTGAACATAAGTATGATGACAATGCTACTGAAGAAGATAAACAAGAGCAAAAAGAATTAGAAGATATACTTTTGTATACACCTGAAATTGCTCAAAATGTATCTGAAAACAAAGAAAATAAAAATGACAAAATAGGATGGCATTATTTATCTTTAATGTTAAGAAGATGGTTTTTAGGTAATGCATATAGCATAGATAAACAACCACAAGATTTAACGTTACCATCAGAACCTTTTTTTATTGATATTGATTGGCTTTTATCGTATGACTATGCCAAAGATGAACTTTTAAAATTTGTATATCCATACTCATCAAATTTATTAAACGACAAAACCAAAAATGAAATTGTTAAAATCTTAAAAAGATCGCCTGTTTGGAATACAGGAGGTGAATTTGATTTTACTAAAAGTGAATGGCACGAATTAGAGAAAAATTATTTTACTTATTATGCTGTAAATGAGAATCCAACAATTGAACTTGATGGTTTATTAGCTTCATTAGCAGGCTTTACTTTTAGAGCCTTAGCTAGTGGCAAAATAACTTTGAATAGTGATAGTTCTAGAACTATACTCATAGATAAGATCGGGATTTTTGCTCATGATACTTTTAATTTTGAAATAGATTCTTTCTTTTTTAATAATGAATTAGCCTATTGGAGTAAAATAGATGTGGATGTAAAACCTTATCCATGGTCTAATTATATAAATCTTGATAATTGGGATTTTTATAATTTTAGAAAAAAATACAAAAAAGGCATGGATTTTTTGGTTTTGTCTAATGTAAAAATAATAGATGCAGTAAATGAAGACTTCATATATAAAGAATGATAATCTAAAACGTTTAATAACTGCGTTTAAGAAAATATTTTATGCTATATCGGCTTTTTGTATGTCTATTTGGATGTTTGGCATTTTTGTAATCCTATATCTAGATGGATTAAGTGGAATAACGAATTTATTTCGTTCATTAAATTATTTTATCTATGTCCCATTTTATATGGCTTTACTAAAACTTAGCGGAAATTAAGAATATAAAATGAAATTCAATTGTTATAGATATCAGCTATGCATTGATAACGGTATAATTGATGAAAGGTCATTTAGTTCTGAAAATATGACGGCTAAAGAAGCCTTTGAACATAAAAATGAGCTTTTTATAAAATATATTAAAAATGAAATTATCAAAATTCATGATGACAAAACGCCATTTACTTCTAATGAAATAAAAGATGAAGAGGATTATTTGGTTTTTAAAATTGGCAAACAATCAACCACCAATATTAAAAATGAAGATTTAAAAAACCATCCGAAAAGAACCTTCTTATAATCAGCAAATATATATTGTTGTTGATAAAAGTAGGAATACACAAGTTTTAGCTATAGAAGATAGCAATTATTTTAGTTTTGATTTATTGCAAGACTTAATTTTTAAAAATGTAACTTTAAGTTGTAAAAGTGCATTTCTTACTTTAGAAATTAACCCAATTCTAGAAACAAATACATTTTGGGATTTTGTAAAAAGCAATCAAAAATCAATCAAAGAGTTTGTATTTACTGTCCACTCGCAGAATATGTCCGTGAACAATAAAAATGCAGCAGAACTCATTCAAAGTTTAAGGGCTGACTCTGGAGCTGAAACTGCATCTTTAAATTTAAAAGCAAGTTCAAATAGTTCATTAAATATAGATGATAACAATCCTGATTTTATAGCAATGAGTGATCTAACTACAGAAGGTATTGCTAGTTCAAATATTACTGCTTATGACGATAATGGGCAAATTGAGTTTAATAGTAAATTAGATAAATCAATAAGAAGTGTAAGATGCAGTAATTTAGATTTATGTATGAAAGATAATCAAAAATTCTCTAATGAATTATCAGAACTAATCCTAAAATTAAGAAAATATGTGGTGTAAATATGAAAAAATTATTTAACTATTTTCTTGAAAATAAAGTTAGTTTACTAGTCAGAGCTTTTATATCTGCTATTTTTGTTTTTATTGATATAACTTTGTTAAAAAACTCTTTATTTGATAAGGTATTAGATAAAAATTTCATAGATATATTAATAGCATTAGTTAGCTTATTTTTTGCTACTTATTTAATTGCCCCTTCATGTCTTCTAACATTCTTTGCTAAGTTCAATAAAAACCACATAAATAGCCAAAAGATAATTTTAGGCTTAAAACTAACAGTTATAGAATTTGAAGTATATGTCTTATTGTTCATCATATGTTTAACACTTGTAAAAGCATCTTTTCAATTTGATTATATTTATAAAACAGGACTAATCTTTTCTGTTTTTATGCAAACCCAAATTATTTTTGACGGTTTAAAAATGTTTATAACTTTATTAGAAGGTTATCTAGAATTAAGTAAACAAAAATGATCGCAAAGTGATCGTAAATCTGCTTTATACTAATTCATGTAAGGTGAAATAAATGTTTCTATGATTGTAAAAATACCAAAATCAAAACGACCAATTATTAAATGCTCGAAAGATAATTGGACTAGAAGCTTAGATGAAGTATCAAGCGATGGCCATTCCATAAATTGGAGTGGCCTTGTTGTTTCTGAAGAGCAACTCATCAATATCACTTACATTGTAGGTTGTGTTGCTTATGCTGTAAAAGTAAAAGAACAATGGATAATTTTTGACTTCTCATCATCTCATCTTTGTCCTTCCCAAATTAAACGAGCCATTATGGAGCTACTATGCAATTATTCTTAAATGGTGCAGTTGTTACCTCTGATATGGCTGACAACTTATCAAGATCCGTTGTAATTTCACTCTTTACATGGCAGAGAGCAAGCCAATCAGACGAAGTTGACAACGACCAACGCATGGGGTGGTGGGGCGACACTTTCGCTGAAAATAAAGGCGATAAAATCGGTTCTAAGTTGTGGCTTTTACTTCGTCAAAAGGTCACAGATGAAACTCTATTAAGAGCTCAGGAAATGGCAGATGACGCTCTTCAATGGTTGGTTGAAGATGGAATTTGTACAGAGATATCTGTCTCCGTAGAACGTGATAGTAATGATCCTAACCGCATTAACTTATCTGTAATTCTAGAACAAGAACAAGGCAAAACTTCTTATGAGATTAAGGACGTATTAAATGGCAACAATTAGACCTACTCTACAGGAAATCAAAGACAGAGTTGATAATGAAACAACCTCTAGGCTTGATAGTACTCAGCTAAGACGCTCTGACATTGTTGTATTTAAAACAATCATCTCAAGTGTAGCTCACAGCTTGTATTCAGCTATTGAATATGGACGTAGGCAGTTGTTTATAGATAGCTGTGAAGTTTCTTATCTTGAGAGAATTGCATCTATTTGGGGATTGTCTAGAAAACAGGCAACTAAAGCTAAAGGTTTTGTTAAATTCAGTTATGCTCAAGATGTGTCTGACATTCCTCTGCACACAGTCATTCAGACAGACACAGGTCTACAGTATGAAACAATATCCAGCCCTGATTCACAAGGTGTTGCAACTGTCAGAGCATTAGAAGCAGGACAAATCTATAACATCTCAGAAAATGTAGAGCTTAGCCTTCCTACTCCACTAGTTGGAGTAATCAATGCTGTGACCACAGGTGAGATCACTGGAGGTACAGATACTGAAACTGATGATAGCTTAAGAGCGCGTGTTTTAGAGCATACACAGAATCCACCAAGACAAGGCACTAAGGATGATTATATTGCTTGGTGCCGTGAGGTTGAAGGTGTAGGACAGGCGTGGTGTTACCCTCAAGAACAGGGAAAAGGTACAGTTACCATGCGTATCTTAGACGTTAACATGAATTTACCTGACAGCGAGCTTATCAGTAAGGTACAGCAGCATTTAGATCTAATGTCAAACATTATGGCTACTGTGTTTGTTGTTGCCCCAGTTCCTCAACCATTCAACTTCAAACTCAAAATCAAGCCTAACAACCTCACAATGCGTGAACAGGCTGAACAGGCAATTAAAGATGTCTTTAAAGATGAATCTGTGCCAGGTGGAAAAATCTATCTATCTCATCTTAACTTAGCTATCTCAAAGCTGATAGATGAAATTGATCATGTAATTGTAGAACCAAAAGTAGATATTCAGGCTAAAGGTAGTCAGTATCTTCCTACAGTAGGAGAAATCACATGGCAAGAGGACGATTAGGCTACAGTACAGATGATTATTACAAGGCTATGAAAGCGTTGTTGCCACGAGGTCCTGCGTGGGAACTTGACGATCATACTACCTTAATGTCTATGCTTTATGTAGCAGCGCAAGAGTTCGCACAAATAGATGCTTTAATAAAAAAGCTGATTGATGAGAGTGATCCTCGAGATGCACAAGTAACTTTGTCAGAATGGTTTACTCAATGGGGGATACCTGATAAATGTTTAAAAAGCATAGATAATCCAAGCATTGATTTATACCGCAAAGTCCTTGTTACAAAAATTGCAACTCTTGGTATGAGCTTTGGTGAGTTAGTTGCTCTTATCGCACGCTCACTAGATTATCAAAATGTAAGTATTCAAAACTTTAACACTTTTACAACTCGCTCTAATTGTTCTCAAGCTTTGTATGACGACGAGTGGAAAGCTTACTTTATGACAATTACTGTTGATAAATACAACAAAAAAGAATTTACAACAGCATGGGATGCTTCGCAACCTTTAGCTATTTGGGGCGATCAGCTTTTTGAATGTATGGTGAAGTCATTAGCACCATGCCACGCTAATGTAATCTTTTTGTATGGTAAATCAGAATTATAACGGAGAAATATTATGGATTTTTACATGCAAGCAAATGCTGCAGAGACACCACCTAAGTTATCAACTTTAACTGAAAAAGGTCATTTTACTTCAGGCTCTCCGGAGCTGGCAATTCCTGCATCTACTCCAGGTGCTGCTTGGTTTGAAAGTGTAACTGCTGAAATTGTAAATACTATAAAAGAACTTGGAGTTACACCTGACAAAAATTCTCTCAATCAACTTGCAACAGCCATCTTGACTCTAAAATTTCCTTCAGGGACAGCATTTAAATATTTAAGAGATAAAAATTATTCTAAGAATGATATTGTCTTTACAAACAATCATCTATATCTCTGTATGTCAAATAACGGTCCTGCTACAGCAGTTGTTGCGCCCGAAACTAACGATTCTGTCTGGCAAAAAATTCCTCTTAAACAGGATGTTTTAGCTTTAGTTTCAGATGCCACAACTAGCGTAAAAGGTATTGTTCAGCTAAGTGACAATATTACAGCAGATGCTTCAAGCATTACCAAGGCGGTAACTCCACACGCAATTGTTCAGCAGAATTATGCTAAATCTATCAACGGCGTTAAGCCAGATGCATCCGGTAATGTATCCATAACGCGTGTAAATTCGGCCGCATCAGCTGACAGTGCAACAAATGCAACTCATGCCACATCAGCTGACAGTGCAAAAAATGCAACTCATGCCACATCAGCTGACAGTGCAAAAAATGCAACTCATGCCACATCAGCTGACAGTGCAAAAAATGCAACTCATGCCACATCAGCTGGCTATGCCTCTCGTTCAACTAATAATGGTAGTTTCTTTATCAGCGGATATGAGGTGAGCGTTGGCTAATGGCAACAATTAAAATCAATTATGGTGGCACTACCTATTCAATGATTAAAACATCATCAAAAATAACAACTCCCAGCGTTGCTGTTGATGGTGGTTATATACCTTGCTTCAAAGGTGATAGATTTGCAGAGGTTAAGAGTGGTGACAGAATTTATACATTATCACCTTTAATGGTTAACGGCTATCGCATGGCTTGTGGAAGTAGAATAGCTTTTAATGGTACTGTTTATGTTCATATTCCATATAGACTTACATATATAGGAAGTGCTTCTAGTTCGTCATGGAGTTTTGAACTTACCGAAATAAGAAAAGCTTCTACAAATGTAACTGGTTATTCATGTATTCTGAGTAATGTTATTTGGCCATATAGTGAAAGGCATCCAACAGGTTCATTTGGCGGTGGTTTCCCTTCTAATGCTTCAATAACACAAAATCTTATAGCAAATTATACAGTATTTGATTCTAGTCATAATGCTGTTAAAACGGGTGCTATTACTAATAAACTAATTACTATAGACCCTGTAGGAAAGACACCAGGCGAATATGAAGAGAAAATTGCAATATAGGTAATTATATATGGACATTATTTATAAATCAGTTTCTTATTTTGGACAAAAACGAGAGAATTTACACTTTATTGATTTGTCTGTTGATGGCAAGAACTACGGAAACTTAATCATAGCGATTAATACAGAATTAGGTGCAAAACTCAATAACTACTGCTTAGAGAAAGAACAGGCGATTAAAGTTGAAGATACAGGTGAAGATTTAGCTTTAATTGCTGTAGGTGGTGATTCTTTACTTTTAAGTATTAAGAATGCTGTATATGTGTACTTTGATACCGTGGCTCAGCAAAAGGGATTTACAGGATACTTAGACTGTTTGGCATCTGCGAACTCAAACGATGAGAACAAAGTCCGTTATTCTCTGATATTTAGCTCATGGATTGATGAGAACTTAGCAATCTTTAATCAGATTTGTGAAGACTACAAAAATGAAAAGATTGACAATCTATCCATTGATTATGTAACAGAAAATTTTACAGATATAAACTGGGATGCCAAAGTAGATAGCAAATTATCTATATTAGAAAATGCTGTGTCTGACTTAGGTGGTGTTATATCAGACATGAATACAGATGACACTACAACCGAAGATGCGATCGCAGAACTAGGATCAATGATTTCAGATATTTATGCTCAACTAGAGGAGTTAAAAAAGAATGGTTAAATTTTATTTAATGCGTATCAATCGTGGAATTATGACTATTGACGAAGTACCAGCTTTATGGCGTGAAAAGGTAAAAACACTTTTAAAGGAGGCTGAGAAGAAAAAATAATGTACACAAGATTACATGCTGTTAATGGTATTGTAGGTGAAGGTGTTAAGTTTGAACGCATCAGACGTGTTACCGGTTATCTTGTTGGCACCCTGGACAGGTTCAACGATGCGAAACGAGCAGAGGTGCGTGACAGAGTTAAGCATATGCACGCATAAAAATAGCCCCATCTTTAGGGGCTATTTGTTGTCGTACCGACCTTACAAAGATTTATAAGCCTTCTATTTATGCTGATTTTTTAGGATAAGTTAGCTGAAATCTCTCTAACTTACTTACTGATATATCAGTTGCAACAGCTGATTCATACAGCCTTGCATCTGGTATGTTATCAAGTGCCAGTACCAACTTCATAGCCTGTGCTTTTATGTCTCTCAGTTCCTTACATGCTTTCAGGATATCAGGTCTGAATAACTTGTGATAGTGAACCACATGATCAATTGCCTGAGCTTCATCATCAGACAGCAGCATTTCAGAATCATTTCTTGCATGCTCTTCTTCAGCCTTGTTGAGACCAATAGCGTAACCTTGCTTAAAAGCACGTGAGGTTATATCAAGAGCGCGTGCTAATACTTCACGATTAACACCATAAGATTCAAACAGGGCAGTGAGCTGTTCAATGTACCATTTTTTAGTTGCTGGTTCTTTGTTTTCTGACTTTGCAACATAGGCGCCACGTTTTCTAATTTCTGGAAGCACTTCATTACAAATCCACTGCCTGAACTCACGGGCAATCTTAGAGTTAGATCTCATCATTACAAAGTAGAGCTGTGGCTCGGTGATCATGGTGCATTGTTGACCGTGGTTATTAGCGTCTTTGAGGAGACATGAATTTAATTCATCCCTCCCAAACTCTTCTTTGATCTGATTAGCTGTCTTGGCTGGTGTTGATAAGTTAAGTGATGCACATACATCTGCCAGGCAAAAGAGCACTTCACCTTTATCGTTCTGTTCTACACGGATGTTTGAGTCATGGAAATTGTAAGAAGTTAGATTTGTGTTAGACATGATAATGTCTCCTTTTGGTTTTATTTTTGATTCAACCCTTTTTTGAAGAGGGTCGGTGGTGCTCAAAAACCTGCCAAAAGATCAGGCGGTGCTTATTCAGTATATTCACACCACACCACCATAGAGCAGATACAATAAGTCTAAGCTTATTATATGTAATATGGTGAGATTGACGTGTGTCGCCAAGTCTGCGCTTTTGGTTGTCGTGTTTTTGAGGCACGGTAGGGAAGTCCCTACATCGGCGATAATAGCGCAGAAAAAAGGGAGCGTCAAGGTTTTGTTACATATTCAATCTTCAACTTTTGAAGTTGTCATAACAGCAAATCTGCGCCACCTTTTAAGCAATGATCAACAAAGTCACACCATTGTTGCATTGCTTCACGTCGTTTCTCTAACAGATCACTTCTATCATAAGCTAACTGTGTTGATGTTCCTACAGTATGAGCTAAACACTTCTCTGCAACATCAAAAGGAATATCATGATCGTGCATCCAGGTACGACCAATTGAACGTATGCCATGAGGCACAAGCTTGTCTTTAAAGCCGTGACGACGTAAAAACAATGAAGCTGAGTTGGTGCTAAAGTGCTGCACTACTTTACCTTGAGTTGCAGGGAATACATACTTACCTACTCGTGGGCGGTTAAGCAGCAAAGTAAGCATTTGCTTTGTAATTGGTACCACATGAGGTAGTTTCATCTTCATGACCTCTGCAGGTACTGTAATTGTGTTATCTTCAAAATTGATCCAAGACCATTCTAAGCTACAGTATTCATTAGGTCTTAACAGAGTGTAAAAGCCTGTAAGCAGTACTTCCCATGTAGCACGAGCTTTAAGCCCATATACCTGTAGCTCTTTAAGAACTGTAGGCAACTGTGAGTAGTGTACTGAAGGTCTGTTCTTAATAACAGTTTTAACAGGAAAAACAGAGTAGAGATTTTGAAAACGTAGCTCTTTGACGTAGCCAATGTTCATAGCATAGATGTCGATCTCTTTTATATACATGCAAATACGCTTAATTGTTTCGTATTTACCTCTGGTATAAAGATCCTGTTTTAAGATCTCAACAAAAGCTACAGGAGTAATAGCTTTGTAGTCAATCTTACCTAATGAAGGTAGGATATAGCGCTCAATGCGGTTAGAGATGTCCTGCCAATTCTTTACTTTAACCTTCTTAACTTCAATCCACTCATAGTAGATATCTTCAAATGTATGAACCATTTCTTTAATAACAGGAGAACCTTCAAATTTAGCCTGGGCTTTTAAAAGAGATAGCTGCTCTCTAGCTTCTTTAATGGTTAATTCGGGATAATCACCAACTTTAAGGCAAGTCTTATTGCCGTTAGAGCGAAAACAACCTATCCAACTTTTTGCGCCATTAGGTCTAACTCTAAGGTAAAGACCATTACCATCAGATAGGTTGTACATTTTATCTTTTGGTAAAGCATTCTTTACTTGCAGATGAGTTAACAT